CTCCGCAATGATGGACTTGACAAACACATTAAATCGTTAAACTCAAACCAGTAACAGTTTTCTGCATCTCCTCAAAAGCATAACTAACACTATCTAACTCATCAGGAGATGGATAAGTTTCCATAACAGAACGGTCAGGGTGCACATAAATATACTGGTCCTGCAAAGCACGAACCGGACTATAAGCAGAACCATCAACACTGACATCATACAATAATGGAATGTCTTTATTAATCAGCATATTGCCATTGCGGACATGATAAGCATGAGGATAAGCTCTGTTATACTTACTGCCGGTGCTTGATGCTGTTGTGTCCATAACATAGAAACCTAATTTTGCACCAAGGTCTGTGAATAGGTTTTGCCAATAATTCAAAGCATAATGAGGCGCACTCCCTTGCTCCCTTTCAAAGTTTATAACTCTTGGTTTGTACTGTTGATTACGGATAATAAAATCACGCAGTCTATACTCCGGATTACTGGAAGGTGTACTGTCCATATCAACCAAAACCAATTTACCATTATCAAAATAAACTAAACATGACATGGCAAACTTATCAGTACCAGTTGAAGCGGGGTCTACACCAATGGTGCAGTAAACTGGTGTCCAGTCTTTGAAGTCATCTTGACTGATTAGACTTTTCATGAATTGTGATCTGTTCATGAGTAATCCTGATGTGATGACTGCGTCCCAATTACCATACTTTAACTGTTGTTTGGTTAATTCATCTAACTTGTCTAACTGCTTACTATACTCTTCTTGATTCAAGTATTTGTTATCAGTATAAGCAGATGAAATAAAAGGTAATTCTGATTTTGGACTAATGAACCTTGCTTTTACCCAGTCATGACCTCGTCCTCCAGGGTTGCTTCCTGCTCTCATACGGATTGGTATCGGACTATACTCTAACTTACGCAGTCTTGAATGCAGATAACTATATTGATTCTCAGGAAATTGTGTTAATTCATCAAATCCTACAAATTGCAGCTCAGCACCTTGATATGAATTCAAGTGTTTATTATGATTCAAGTAACGAAAGGTTAATGTTGCACCGGAATCAAAGATAAATCGTTTCTTTTGCTCTTTCCATGTGACAAGTCCCTTGTCCTCTAATGGTAATAGCCATTGTTTCGCACGGTCCATTATCGCATTTGGCATGTCTAAATCTTCAAGTGTACGTCTAATAATAAGGGCATTGTAATTATTCCTTAGATTACCTTTATCATCTTCAACCATAAAATCCTTGGTGACATATTGTAATGCTGCCATCAGTAATGCATCACTTTTCCCTCCACCTGCTTGACCACCATATAATAGTTCCTCACTATTATTGGCAAGGAAATATACTTGCTGTCTGAATGGAGTGTGCGGTATGTATGGGTTTTTACAGACTGTCTTTATTATCAGTGCTTTCTGTTGGTTGCTCAATCTGTTTAAAGAAATCAACATATTTTTCCATTTCCTCTTCAAAAGGTATATCCTCAACAATTTCAGCGTTCACATCAATTAATCCATCAAATTCAAAACTGCTGTAAGTGGAAGGTCTGCCGCATAAGTTGCATAATAGTTCGTGAGCTTCCTTTAATAGGTTACTGACATCTTTGGTCATTTTAATCCTTGTAACAAGACTGTACTTCTCACCATTGTCTTTGTAAGGTCTTTCAATAACCTCACCTAATAAGTTATTAGCATATTTAATTAATCCTTCAATGTTTCCGAGTAGTACATCGCTCATTCCATCAAATGTGTCCTCTCGTTTCTTTGCCAGTTTTAATTGTTGGTCTGCATCGTATATTTTGACTCTTTCAACCCAACACCATTTAGTGCATAACCTATTTAATGCATCTCTTGTTTTTTTCAGATTTTGAGTACCTTCAAGTATTTCTGCAACTTTGGTAATGCTCCGTTCATGAGGTTTTAAATCACGATACATGACAAACTTGTTAAAACTTTCTTGTGTTTCTCTTGGTAATGCCTCGTAGCATGATAGTTTCCCTTTTGCCATTTTAATCATCTAAAATTATATTTTGTTTAATATGTTTTCTTTGATGTGTAATGCAATAGCTTTCATGAGGTTTGGCGGCACACTATTTCCAATCCGTTTCCATTGTGCAGATGGTTTACCAATCCATTTATAATTTGGTGGGAATGATTGCAATAATGCTGCCTCATCTGAGTTCATGATGCGGTTTCCCATTATCATTTTCCCATATCCTTGAAATGTTATTGTTGGACATGGTTTGTTTTCATTGATTTTTATGTTGTTAAAGTAGCTGCCTTTTGGGTGTATTTTTCCAAAGTTTTCACCTGGTTTTACTTTGTCAATATTGTTCAGAACCCATTTTGTTGTTGGTTTCAGATATGGGTATTTGCTTTTGAATCCTTTTAGACATTCTTTTACTGTTTTTGGTCTTGTTTGTGGTTTTGGGTGACTTGCCGGTATGCCTAAATCTTTTCTTACGCCTATGAATATCATTCTTTGCCTTGATGTTGCACAATCATAGTACATTGCATTCATTAGCTTTGCTCGTACATCGTAACCTGAGTCTTTTAGTTGGGTTAGTATGTCTTTAAAGATTAGTTTCATGTCTCCTTTCACCATTCCGGATACATTTTCCATTACGAATGTTTTTGGTTTTAAACCTCGTAGTAATCTGATGTATTCATTGTATAATTGGTTTTTAGGGTCGCAAAATTCACGATTGCCACTAATGCTGAAACCTTGGCATGGTGGACTGCCATCAAATAATTCCAATTCACCAACACCAATGCCTGTAATTTCCAATACCTTATCCACAGATAAGTTATGAATGTCACCATGATAAATAGGAGTATCAGGGAAATTCAAATGATAAGTTTCAACTGCATGATTATCCATTTCCACAGCTAATTTAACATCATATCCTGCCTGTTTATAACCGCAACTACTGCCTCCACAACCACTAAAAGTGGATATAACTCTCGGTTTAATTTTTTGGGAGTTCATATCCACACCTTGGACATGTGATTGATTCAACAGTGTCAGCTATTGACTCATCATATTCAGGTTCGTCATCTGGAATTTCAAAGTAACTTTCATCTACTGTTTCCTCTTGGTCCCCCCCCCTCATATCTACAATGTCTGAGGTGGGTGTATCATAAATGAGTGGATCATCATCAAATTCAAATTTTTGTACTTCAATGTCGAAACCTGTTAGACTTACATCAAATTCTTGTAATTTTAAGTCATCAAGTATGTTTTGTAATTTGTTTTTATCCCATTCACCAGACAGGTTGTTGAGTCTGATGTTTAATGCTTTTTCCTTGTTAATATCCGGTTCGTTGATATAGATTACATCAATCATAGTGTAACCTAATTGTTTTAATGCAAGGCATCTTTGATTTCCACCAACGATATGATTATTATACTCATTAACTATGATTGGACTTATATATCCAAACTCATTAAGACTGGTTTTTAACTTTTCCAATTCCACGGAACTAATCTGTCTCGGGTTATACTCAGGACTAATCAAATCATCAATTTTCACTTTTTCTAATTTCATGTTTTATCAGCTCATATTTTTTTTTAGTATGATTTCAGATTTGCATATTTCTTAAACAAACAATGCAAACTAACAATCTCATTTTTTTCCAGATAATATTTAACAATCTCTTTCATGGTATCAAAATTATCCTCTGATTTTCCACGATGCAGCACAACTTTATCATTAAATATTATGCTGAAATCAATTAGTTCACCACGAGGCACAATTTTATGAATTTTACTAATTGTATCCTTATCAATAAGGTCATCTGTAATGTTTACAAAATTCCTTGTTTCCTTTAAAGTAATCATAAATTATACTCCGGATTTACTGCCTCTTCCGGTTTCCAATCACCATATTTTTTATCATCATTGCGAGTTAAAACCATCTTAAAATCATAGTGTATACCGTACATTTCTAATGATGTTTTTACTTTACTCATTCCAATGTCCTCACATTCTTTTATCATTTCTTCAATGGGTATATTTTCATTATAGTGTCTGCTTGATGTTAATATTCCCAGTATCCATTGCATTAAACGGTCTTTTTTTATTTTTTCAAATTCTTTATTTTTGTCAGTCATATTATTTGGCCTCCATTTTTATTTTTTTTTATTTGTCATCTTGCAGATGACTTAACTCTCCCAGTTTCTGCAATAACAGTTTCTCTGCTATTTCCTCTGCTCGCTCATCAATATGCTTATCAATAGTTTCCAGTTCCTGCTTTTTCTGATGCTCTTTCCACTTATCAATACTTGCTATAACGATAATGGCACAAGCCAATGCGATTAAACCTGTAACTATTGCAATTTCATTAAACCCTTGAAACCAAGGGTGATTTGTAATACCATTAAAAATAAGGACTACACCGGTTGAAAATAAAGCACCTGACAATGATGTTTTCACAAAACCGAATGTCCAGATTGCCCGCCTATATGGTATTTTATTGATTAATTTCTCTGTCATCTGCATCAACATCAACATCATTTTCAGGTTGATCATCACCAATTATTTCAACTTCGGCACCAGTTTGAATGTTAATGAAATTTTGTATTGCATCAATTTGAGCTTGTGTTAATGGTACTGGTATGTGTACTGTGTCAGTGTCCTCATCAAAGAAATTATTATGTCTGCTTGCATTAAAGTAGCTGAATATTCCTAATACTATTGCGGTTAAGAAACTTGCAATTACTGATATGTCCCATGGAACATTGAATCCAAGACTTACAAGGTATGGTACAATGTAACCAAGGAGTATTAAGAATATACTGTTTAGTATAGTGGTTATATTACCAATATTTAAAAAATTATTCTGTTTTGTCATTTTTATCCTCTTCCTCTTTCTTAGTTTTGATTATTTTGAAATCAAGGTCGTTATCTAATCGTACACCTGCAACATAGTTATGAGTATTATCACATATGAAACCACAAATGCATGTGATTAAACCTGATTGACTCATTTTTAAATGGTATCGTTTACAAACGGGACATCTTGTTTCTGTGATGTCGATTTCAAGTTTGTAAGCATACTTTTGCTGGTGCATTTTACTGTACAAGACATTAACCTCTCTTTC